TGGACTGGTGCCGGAAGGTGAATTCCGGACTACTAGAGCCCATACCGCCTGTCTGTATCATTTCAACAGGCACATCCCCGTAAAGAGGACGGTTTGCAGGTCTATCATTTCTCCTGCACTGACCGGCTGGTCAGGTTTGGGCTAAGCCCTGCGCTTACGCGCAAGACGCCTCAACGTACTCCGCTACTTCCCTCTTAAGCGCCTCACGGGCTTGAGGAGAGCAAGAGCAGACATCCGAGTCGTCCACGAGAAATTCCATGTGCGCAGTGGAGAGGACACTGCTAACACGTGGAGTTGAATTAATCAACTTGATGAAGTCCTCGTCTTCATCTAAGAGGCGACCCACATACATGATGGGCCAATGCTCCAATCTGCGCTCAAGATCCATCTGGGTCGAGTGCGAGAAAGCAGCAAAACCGGCTGCGCCCCTGGCAACCTCATCTCTCATGGTTTCATCGACTTCCACCCGCTTAAGTCGAGGGTCAACAAAGGTCTGGGCCCAGTAAGAACTGAGATATGAATCCATGCCCTTAAAATCGGAGATTCCTGATGTCTCCTTCCAAATGCGGTTGACCAACGCACTTAGTATGGGATGCCCTGGAGATTGGTGGTAGAGACTATGTGCCATATTCCTAAGAATTGCTAGCTGCTTACTTCTTTTCAGCCTATGTCCCTTTTTGACAAATAATGAGCTTCCCAAAGCTTTGCCAATCGGCAGGTATGCCTTCCCTGCCACCACCCTCTTACGGAGAAAATCGCAGTCTCCGTCCTGAGTGCCCTTGAGCTCACTCGAGAACCCTAGCCCCAACCCTTCAATGATCGCCGGATCTGGGATATGGACGGGCACAAGCCCATCATCCCCTTCGGCCAACATCTTGGTGAAAGCTAGACCTTTCTTATAAGCGCAAAAGGCCATTACCGTAACATTCACAATCCCGTTCCCGAAAGAAGTCCAGAAGTCACCACTACACCTAGTGCCGATGAAAAATTCACCCCACCTAGTGTGCAGCTTCCTCCCTTTCAACGTGAACTTCAGATAGCTAGCTTTAAGCTTTGACCATCCGAAGCGATCACACAGGCGCACAATGACATATGACTCAAGAAGTCGGATGTACTGATCAATCGATGACTCGAAAGCGCTGTAATCCGACACTGAGTACGGCTCATCAGTGTGTCCCATGATCTTATCAAACGTTTCCTGAGGGGACATAGACTTAACCTGGTACTGCGAGAACGGAGACAAGTTCCACATGTGAATCAAAACAAGGACGGGGCAACATAACATCAGCATCAAGGCTGACATTGTCATGATTCCCCTTGGTCGAGGCTTGCCGTTCTTGGTGTTATGCTCAAACTTGACGAAGAAACCGTTCCTTTTGAACTTCTTCTCCTCCTTAGCTGACATGTCACCTCGAACAAACCGCTCGTAGTCCTGCACGTTCTTTTCAATCCACTTAGCGGACCTTTTACCATTGTAGTGTTCACGGAACACATCCACAACTTCTGGTTCCTCACCCGGACAATCGACGGCGTCGATGAATGTGTCCAAGAAAGACATGGCGAATTCCAGATACTCGTAAATGTTTGCCAACGCACGTGACGTCAAGTCTTTCGACATGGCCCTACCACAAAACGCCGCCAGTGTGTTAACCGAGTTTGTCACTGAGAACAATCCCGGTCCAACCCTACCCAGCGGAGTGTGAAGGCAACCGATTGGGTAAACGCCTATGGCGTTATCACCGGTTGATTCCGTCAAATTATACTTAATCACATGATTAGGCTTGTCCATGAAGTGCAACTTACCGGCTCCTTTAAACGCTAAAAGCTGATTAGCAGAGACGGTTTCCGGATTGGGAATGTAAGAAGTTAGCCCTGGGGCCGCGATCGGCACCCACCCAATATCGGGCACTTCCTTGTGTCCTCTTTCGAGGCCGACGGAATATAACCTCAGTAGTGTCGCTGTGTCAGTTAGAATGCCGGTTGCCGCTGGTGTATTTAGCTCTCTAAAACGGCTCAAAGACGACAGACACGACAGTTTATCTAAGCCCATAACGGCCAGATTCTCCATCTCTGTCGCCACTGTTACGTAAAGAGGCTCGGATACCAACAAGTTCAACAGCTCGTAGCCCATCATGCGTCTGCCCCAATTAAAGAGCCAACAATATGGGCTGAACCACGCGAACCACGGCCGACAAACTAGCCTGCGCCCAACCCTCACCCTAAGAAAGGAGTCCTGGTGGACTATCCTCTCTCTGCGGTTCGGTATGGTGCGGACATCACTGTTGTTCTGTAAACAAACTCGCTCCCCAGCCACGGCGGACTCCTCCCATTCATAAATGAATGTTTGAGACCACCACAGCGCTAGTAGAACACCCAAGACCACAGAGCACAGTCTTGCGACATCCGCGACGAGCAGATGTCCAGTTCTAAGGGAGACGACACGAAAAACGAATGAGAGCATCATCACACAAAACACAGATCCAGCCCCGTTCATATCTAAATTAGATTTGACCCCGGCTGGCAAAGTTGTAATGGCGAATTTGCTCTCGGAAGCTGACTTCTCACACATTAGGACATAATGTCCGATTCCTGAAGGTTGTGGCAAAAATTTAATGACCACCCAGTCGGCAAAGCCTCCATAGTAATCAGTAAAAGTCGGCCCGAACAACCGCTGCGCAGGATGCATGATGCGAAGGTTAACACCTCTGCTCTTGGCATACTTACCCAAAAACTCGGGGGTACCAACCGCCTCAGCGGGAGAAGCCCTATGAATCTTGGGTGTGGTCAATACGTATGTCTTGACGTCGGGTGTAAACCCAGCGCCAATGTCCACGCAAACCATGCCACAGAAAGGATGACCTTCCAAGTCAACAGCGAAGTTGGCATTTGACGGATGACGAAACCGCATTTTAATCTCAGGGGGAGCAGAGCAAACAAACTGGTCGACTAGCATGTGTTCCAAGTCTTGACTAGAAACCTCTTGCTGACCTTCCTGCTCTTTAGCTACCACCTTGAGTGCGGCCTCAACTCCTAGCGGGTCTGGCTCTGGATCCTTCGCGACCTTTGACTTGCCACCAGTGCCCCTTTTAACGACGTTGGCCCAGCGGAACACGCGTTCCATCGGACCAGCACCAACAAATCGGGGACTGTCAACGACGTCATCGGCCCAGAAGGTCATTAAGTTGAAGCAGGCGTTATTCGCCGCGACCTTCTTAGCAAAGGCCACACCGAAACTCTCGTATTCGCCGGCCACTAGCCTACAGACCCAAACGCACTTGGCGCCGAGTTTGTAGTACTTGTAGTCCAGTTCATACCCTTGACAACCCATGAACCTGGTTTCAACGAGAAGCCGAAACTCCTCGATCCACCGCCTTGACCCACCTCCCTGATCTAGCAATCGCTGGACATCGTCGTCGTTGTCGACTATGACCGCTCTCACCAGACCCTGGCCTTCTGCTCGCGGAAGGGAACGCGGTTCAGTTACTCCCTGGCGAGGAGACTGAACGACATGCAGAGTCATACACTCTACTTGGGATAACGCTTCTTCAAATGCGCTGACCTGACTACAGGCTTCTTGAAAAGATGTTGAACTATCACATCTCGGGGTGCTCATGTCTCAACCAATCAAGCGTTGCCGATGTGGCTGACTGATCTAAACACAAACTAAATCGGCATGGTGACCTTCGCGGGGGTTCCGCAGGTGAATAAATATGCCCCAGTTACAAGGCGGATGACCATAGTAACATTGCAATTTTTCTACACCTCTCCGTCTCATCTGACCCAACGCCTAGGCATGGACAAGAACGGGTCTAGGGTTTGTTTTCCTACAGTGGTAAAGACCGGCTTCGTTTCGCCGCTTCTTCTCTCCACCAAATTTTGTACGTCAGAAATATAAAAAGAAAAACGGGGTTACCTGCCCCAAGATACCACCAGCAACTAACGTCACTGGCTAACTTTCGGTCCGGTATACAGGACCTTTCTCACATTATAT